AGCGTGTTCTTCACCATACTTCGCATACTCCATGCCGAATAAAGCATTAAGACCGGGAAGTAGTTCTTTAAGTAATTGAGCTCTTGATATCGCCATTGTTCTACCTCCTACAAGCCAACTGGGTTACGATAAGCATGTCCACCAATGAACACGTTACTACCATTGTCTGTATGTGTGCTGTAGATAACAAGCACTTCTTGGAACGCATCTGATCCAGATGCTGTGCTATCGACTACATCAATAATTTGAAATGGTAATGTTGAAGTTGTAGCTGTGCTACTGTTGATAGCTAACTTACCTCGTCCATTAGTAGTATTTAATGTATTACTAAGGATTGAAGCTTTGTTACCAATAACAGTTCTTGCTACTGTCGCCATTGTTGTTCCTGAAGAACAAACAGCTGCTTTTAAAATGATGTCAGGATCATCAACAACAAATGCATGAATATCACTAGCAACAATGCTGCCCGGATATTGATTGTTGAATGTTAACTGACTAGTATTTGGGTCAGTGTACTGACAACCCATAAATACACCCAATGTGCCAGTAGCTGGGAAAGCTGTTGTGCTTCCGTCACGCTCGATGGTTCCGTCATTTACACGCTTTACTAAGTCACCTTTGCCGATAGCTGTGCCGTAGTTGCTGGCTATCTTCATTTGTCTAGTAGCACCTGTGTAAGGACGACCACCAATTAGGCCAACGGGTACGAGCCCATAAGGGGCATCAATAGTTGGATAAGCCATAATTAGTCTCCTAAATTATCCTAAATTAAAATTAAGTACCTTTTCCGAAAGTGACCTTCGATTTTCTCTCATGAAATAGAGGCATACGAGGATCATTTTCTCTCATAAGATTGTTGTCTACTGACTTAATTTGATTTGAGGTCTGTTCTTTAAAATGTTCAGTCCGCTCATCAACTAATTCAGTTGGAGCCTTACAAAGCATTAATCCACCAATCACGACATTATCTTTAAACTTTTCATTTTCAATAGTTACCAAAGTAATTTCTGGATGGTCGACTGCTTTTACGGGTTCCCAACCCTCTCTGAGTTTTGAGGATACATTAGTGGCATCTACCTGCCCATGAGTGCTCGTTCGTATCCAGCGATAAGTATACCCTGGCTCAGGATTAGGAGACGGTAAAGTCTCTGGACGCTGCCAAGCCTTTTTACGAGTTGTTCTTTCACGTGTTTCAAGTTCTCTGTCAAGTCTATTTTCAACCATTATCTTTCCTCATTTCTTCTGCAACCTTTTTGGCGTATAATTCTAGTGGTACTCCAAGCCTTTTAGCTATGTTCACCTGTGTTTGCGATAAAGTGACCTTTTTAGGGGCCGTGCTCCGTGTAGCGGGTGCAACCACATCTGGACTTCTTTTTGGCTTTTCAACCTCCTTTGGCTTTTCAACCTCCTCCCCAAAATAACTTGGGAATAATTCTCGCATCCGAGCATCTATAGATTCATAGTACTCTTCAGTTCGGGCATATGATTGCCCTTTGTCTTTGACAAGTTTATTATGCAACCCCAGTGCGAGACTTGTCATCTCATCATCGGTACCGAACCAAGTATTGGCATCTGCCCATTTTTTAGTTCGTGCATCCATTGCTGGAGCGGGTTCTTTATTTTGTTCTACAGGAGTATTTCCTTCCTGTAAAGCAGGAACTTTAAAATTTTCTAGTTTATCAGCTTTAATCTTAGCAGCTGTTAATGTTTCTTGAGCTGCAAGTACAGCATCTGTGTCTCCAGCATCATATGCTTCTTTATAGGCTTTTTTAGCTATTGCTAGTTCATTTTCATTAGCTTTCTTAGCTTGTTCAAGCATAGCTGTTTGATTTTTACCTACAGCTCCCTTTAGTTTATTGTTCTCTTCAAGAAGTTGTTGAGAAAGACGTTCTAGCTCGTTTTTTTCACGTTCTGCTGTTTCTTTAGCACGTCTCTCGTCATGGTAACCTTTACTAAAATGTTTAATCCTAGTTCTGACTTTTTCAGAATACTCGCCTAATTCTTCTTCTGTTACATCCGCAGGTGGCTCAGATACCTTGCGGTTTCTGTCAGCTTTTGGTGTATCGTTAACGACTTCGATTTCCATGTCATCTTTATCGCTAGCCTTACTATCTGCGGGCTTACTCTTATCTTCTGCCTTTTCTTCTGGCTTGGATTTTCCCGGTATATCAACCTCGACAGCACTTGACTTCTCAATCTCAATATCAGGTTTTTTATTTTCCTGTTCATCTGGAAATGTAAATTCTACTTTTTGAAATGCCATTATATCCTCCTAAGCTTTCTGTATACCACGAGGGTCAGCTATAACAGCTTCTATAGAGTCATCATTCATTAAACGATACTCATTCCCGTTAACTTTAAATCTTGTTCCTGTGTTAGCACGAAACATTACATAATCTCCTTGCTTACACCATGCCCCTGTAGGGAAACGCTCTTTATCACTATAGGCTTGGTCACCCATATCTATAACAGCTCCTATAATTGACATGACATTTTCAAAGTACTTTTCTTTGTCTGTTTTTAGAAGTTCTGTACCTTCGTACTTATCTTCTACTTTTGGTAATGCTACCAACACTCTGTATCCTACAGGTTTAGGTAGTTGTAAATCTATGTCTTTGTCAGACACATTAATTTGTTGTAAGTCTGGTTTAGTCATCACTTTCCTCTTGGTTACGCTGGAGTTCTTTTATAATTGAAATACTAGTCTCGAGACCCCGTATCAAGCCAGTAACTTCCTTATATTGAGAGAAGTCTTTCGGCCCCCCTGTCATAAGAAACTTTATGGAAGCATTTTTCTGCTCCTCTATTTGTTGTGTAAGCACGTCAAAGACGGTTGTAGGTCTATTCATTGTTATCCTTTTTTATCTGTTGGTTTTTTTCCATAACGTTCTAACAGTTCCATGCCTGTTTTTAAGTTATCTCTTCTCTTATCTTCTTTCATTTTTGCTTTTTCTTTCTTAGCATCTATAGCTAATTCTGCTTGATCCATTTGGATGTCTGCCTTGTCTTTTACAGATTTTCTTTGTAGTTCAGCAGCTTTCAACTGAGTATCAGCAGCATCTTTCTTTGCTTTTCTTTGTAGTTCAGCAGCTTTTAATTTTAATTCTTGCTGTTGCATCTGTACAATCGGGTCTTGAGCTTTTGCCTGTGCTGCTCGCTGTGCTGCCTCTTGTTGATGTTCCTGTGTAAGTTGTTTACCTGCGTCAGCAACAAGACGTGCAAGGTTAACTTCAACTTCTTTTGGAAGTTCTTCATTAGGTGGTGGTAACGGAGCTCCCAGCTTCTCTTCCATTTGCTTGCGATAGTTAAACCCTAAATGCTCAGCTATATGTGCCTGCAAGGACGCCATAATCTGTTTTGCCTGCGGGTTCTGCCCTATAAGCTGTGCAACCATCGGGTCTTGCATAAACGCCATATGAGTTGCAATATGAGCGTCATGATCCTGATAGATAAATGCCTTCATCGGTTTACCGACAAGTGCATTCATATTTTCACTTATTGGATCAGCGGGTTTCATATCTTCTTTTGTTGGGACAAGCTTATCTGCGTTCTTAACACCTAATACTTCTATCATCTGTCTATGAAGCTGTGGTAAGTCGTATATCTGCGGTGCAGACTGGGACATTTGCAATACAGCCTGATACTGTACAACTCTCTGTGCCATTGTAGAACTGTTAGGGTCACTGACTGGTATAACATCTACCATCAGATAATCTGATTGTTTAGCTCCTACTTCTCCTCTTAAGGGTTGATATGCATATTCAGAGCCTGCGTATTCAGCTATAATCTTTTTAAGGAGTTTAAACTCTTGCTTCATTGCATAATGAACACGTGCCTGCACAGCAGCCATTGGTTTTAATGTACGCTCTAATAACGCCAACGTAGTTCCTACAGGAGCATTTGCAGACATGTCAGATATATTCATATCACTAATAGCTCCCAGTCTTCTGCCTTCTTGAGTAATTTTATCAAGTAACTGTAATAATGTCTGACTTGGTTCTTTATATGGAAGCGGCATAATATTATCACGTATACTGCCAGACGGTACATCTACATCTTTAAACTCTCCAGGTTCTATAGGAGCATCGTCACCCTTGATACGTAGACCACGTGATTTCAAGCCGCCTGGGAGATTAGCGAGAGTGCCTGCATCTACTAGCTGACGTATCAAGGATGTTCCTGCACGAGCATATCCACCTATAATATGGATAAGCCCTAAACCATAAAACCCAAATCCCGGGACATACACATAGTGCACAAAGTGTTGTCTTTTTAATTTGAGTTCATCGTCAGGGTTCCAGTTTCTGCGTATAGCCAATACTTTACCTGTACCCCGTTCTATGGTTACTATGTATG